GCATGTTTAGGCCTAAGGTTTCAGATGTTTGGTCAACCTTGGGCGAGTGGAGTCTATGATGACGACCCCCTTGCAAGGATGGGTTCAGATACCATAATTAATCTTCCTCAGGATGGTAAATTTGGCATAGAGTCCCCCCAAGGAGACCTAAGTAAAGTAATTGAGTTTGTAAAGTTCCAAATAGAGATGTTAGCACAATCTAGACACATGTATGTTAATTTTGATAGCAATCAAGATCGACCATCTTCTGGATTAGCTTTAAAGATAAAAGACTTTGATAGAATGGAAGATTATCATGATGATATCGATAGATGGAGAAATTATGAATATGATTTTTTCTATGTGGAAAAAATATTAGCAGCTAGTTATGGCATAGACTTAGGCGATAACTTAATCGTAGATTTTAAAGAGCCAGAATACCCAAGATCAGTTGTAGAGCAAATTCAAAAAGATGAATGGATGTTAGAGAAAGGGTTTATTACTGACGAAGAAATATTAATGAGAGAAAAAGGCGATATCTCGCTTGAGGAAGCTAGAAGAATTTTAAAGCAAAATAGAAAAAAATTAGAAGAAGCTCCTAAAGAAGAAGAGGAAAAGCCTGATGATATTCAGAAAGGGTAAGAGCAAGAAGGATATTGACCCCATTGTAAAAAAATGGTATAAGAGATGGAGAGCTCATGCTAAAGATGTAATAGAGGCAGAAATTCAAAAAGCATTTGACACAGAGAGACATTCAAATGATAGAAGACACAAATGGCCTCATTTAGAAGATTCCACAGTTGCTCAGCGTAAATCACTAGGCTATCCAGGTAAACATCCAATTCTTTATAGGACAGGGAAACTAAGGAGAGAAATTGAAATTATTGACGATGGAGACTTTGTTACAGTTACTTCAGATTTATTTTACTCTCTTTTATTAGATGAAGGGAAGACAGGTTATAAAAATGGTGGATTGCAAGACATAAAAGCTAGAAGACACTTGCATATCCCAGATAAATTCTTTAGATTAGAAACGAGACGAAAACTTACCAATTTTGATTTTTATATGCAAAAAATACAAGAAGACTTAATGAAGTATGTTTATAAAAAGCGTAGAGGTCGAAAGAAATAACACTTAACCCTAGGAGACTTATGCCTAAAAAAGAAATGACTAAAGATCAGTTGATTAAACTACTAACATTTTTCACAAAAGAAATTAGCAATGTGCATGAAAAGTTAGATAGTATAGTTGAAAGAATAGAACCAGGAGATCTCCCAGAAGAATTTGATATACAGAACCCCCATGGCGATGATATCCCATTTCCTGTTGAGACATTAGTTGAGATGGAGAAGTATCTAGGCAAAGTGCCATTTTTTATAGGTATCACTTAATATTTGCATATATATAGATTTCTGTCGTATCTTATCTACTAGAAAAACAAGGAGTGACAGATGTCAACAGAACTTTCAGGTCAGGAGGCCACACCCACAAGCAACGAGCAGTCTGCTCAAACTACAAAATCAGACGATAATGTAGATTACAAATCTCTATATTTAGAAGAAGTTAATAACGCTAAGAAATTAAGAAAGAGGGCTCAGGAATCAGAGTCAAAAATTTCAGAGTTTGTTAAAGCACAGGAAACTGATAAGGTTAGACAATTGAAAGACCAAGAAAAGTTTAAGGAACTTTCTGAGAGCTTACAATCTAAACTTGACGAAGTTTCTCCATATAAAGAAAAATGGGAAAATTATGAGGCTAGCAGACGAGAGGCTTTATTGTCAAAACTTCCAAAAGAAGATAGAGAGTCTTTATCTCAGGAGAGCTTAAAGACATTAGAGTATATAACTAATAATATAGCTAAAAATGAGGCTTCTAGTCCTCCTCCTTCTTCTGGAGCAACAAGAAATATATCTGATATGCCAAAGGGGAACATATTTGGTCTCCCACCAGAAGAAAGAAAGAAGTATTGGGATGCACACATGGATAGCTTACTAAAAACTAAAAAATAATTAAGGAGAGATAAGATATGCCTAATTTAGGATCAGGTGGTTTACAGACATCTTCCTCTATGTTCAATTCTTTTGTACCAGAAATTTGGACTGAGGGTGTTCGTTACTACTTTCAAAAAAAATTAATATTAGCAGGTCTAGCAATGGACTGGTCATCTGCTGTTGCCAATGGTGGAGATAAAATACATATCCCAAAAATCAATGAGCAATCTGCTGATTCAAAAGCACAGCACTCAGGTGGAGCTTTGACTTGGACTAACAATACAACAGATGAAGGCTCGCATGCTATTGACATTACTAACCATCATTATTCTGGACTTCTAATTGAAGATGTTGCAAGAATACAAGCTAATGATGACTTAATGTCTAAATATACTCAAGAGTTAGGGTATGCACTTGCTAAAAAGATCGAGGTAACTGTTGAAGCAGGGATGAATACTGATTCCCAAAATGTCATTGAGTTATCTACTGCTAGTTCTACTAAAAAAATAGCAAAAGCAGATATTGGAACTATTATTAAAACTCTAGTTGCAGCTGACATTGATTATACAGATGGGAATACATATTTAGTGCTAGGCCCAGATGTTTATAGTTCTTTGTTTGAGCTGGATGACTTTGCTAGATACGATGTGATTGGTAACTCACTAGGTGCAGAATTACCAAGAGTTTCTGGCTTTGTAGGTAAATTAGCAGGAGTTCCTGTATTTACTTCTACAGTTGTTGGAACAGCTGCATCAACTACTTTAGGATACTTATTCCATAAATCATTTAGCAACATTGCTTTCTCGCAACGACCTAGAATGCAAGATCAGTATGATATTGATTACCTAGGAACTAAAGTTGTGACAGATGCAATTTATGGGTGGCAAGGTATCGATGAAGATGCAGATGGTAAAAGAAGAGCTTGGAAAATCATTGACAACGCTTAATAACCTAAGTAAATAATAACAATAAGGGGGGATTCGTCTCCCCTTATTATTAACTGGAGAAAAAAATGGCAAAATCTAAAAAAACTACAAGTGCTTTTCCTAAGTGGTATCTAAATGAAAGAACTCGTGGAGTTATTCTAATTGAAAAACAAGAAGACTTAGATAAATGGGAAGGATACCCCATGTCTGAGTGCGATGAGAATGGCGTAGTTAAGTAAATGAGTCAATTTAAAGTTGACATAAAAAATATCGTTGAAGAAGTACTTTATAGACTAGGGTGTTATAGTGATGATGCCCTAGTTATGGTTTTAAGGACAGGACAAGCTGAATCAGGATACAAAGTTTTAAAACAATATGGGAATGGCCCAGCTTTATCGTATTGGCAGGTAGAACCAGCCACTGCAAAAGATTGTGTAGATAATTATTTAAAATATAGAGAGGCAAAGTATAATGCTTTGTTATCTCTAGGATATACCCCAAACAATCTAGAATATAGTTTATTATCTAATATAGCAGTTGGAGCTGCGTTTTGTAGAATTAAATATTTAAGGGACAGAAAACCTATTCCATCATGGGATGATATAGATGCTCAGGCACAATATTGGAAGAGAGTTTATAATACTGAGTTAGGCAAAGGCACAATAGAGCATTTTAAGGAGGCAAACGATGGATACTTTGAAGGTCTTACTACATGATAATCCTGGGATCAGCTTAACAGGTACAATTTCTGGATATATAATATCATTTTCAGAATTATTTAGCCCTGTCCTCAGTTTTTTGATATTGTTAGCAAGTACTGTAACTGCAATATCATTAGCATACATCCAATATAAAAGGGCGATTTCATATGGCAAGAACACCAGTAAGAAGAGTAGTCGTAACTCCAGATAAGCATTTCCCATTAGCTGATCACGCAGCTATAAAAGTATTATGTAAATCAATAGAAATAGTTAAACCTGATACCTATATCGACTTAGGAGATGTGGGAGAATGGGAAAGTGCTTCAATGTGGAAGTGGAAGAAAAAGAAAAGGCCACCACTTGAATACCAAATGCCCTCTATCGAAAAAGATATAAAAGACGTGAATAAGGGTATGGATATTATAGATGAGTCTCTTGATAAAATTAATTGCAAAGAAAGACATTTTTGTCAAGGCAACCACGATGCTTGGCTTGATAGATTCAATGATGAGCACCCATATCTAAAATTATCTTTTAAGAATGCAGTAGATTTAGAAGGTAGAGGATATAAATTTCACGAAATGGGGAAATATCTAAAGTTAGGTAAGCTCCATTTTTACCATGGGCATCATTATGCTAGTATGCATCATGCTAGAAATCATTTAATGAAACTTGGTGTGAACATTATGTATGGTCATCATCACGATCTTCAGCAATCTAGTGTAACTCATATGGATGGGCAGAAAAGTGCCTGGAGTATTGGTTGCCTAAAGGATATGTCTGACGAGGAGAATAGTTGGCTAGGTAATATGAAACATAACTGGTCTCATGCATTTGCTATTGTAGATTTCTTTGAAAATGGCTATTTTACAGTACACATAATTCAGATAATAAAAGGCAAAACCTCCCTATGGGGAGAAATAGTAGATGGGACTAAGTAATGGATTTTTTAACTATACTAGAGACCTTTGGATTGCCAGTATTCCTCGTCATAGCTTTAGGGCTATATGTCCAGAAGCAAAACAAGTGGATACAAGATACCTTAATGCAAGAACTAGAAGAGTCCCAAAACAGATTAGAAGGAATAATGATAAAATTGATTGACCAACAAAAGTCAATGCAAACAGATAGTTTCCCAGAGCTACACAAGGAATTGGCTAGATTAACAGGAAGCTATCAGGCGTTAGTTAATATTATAACAAAATTAAAGAAAAATTAAAAAGGAGATATTATGTTAGATACATTATTAGGAGCAGTAACAAATAATTCAACAATGTTAGTAGGTGGAGGATCAGCAGCTATTGTATTATGGGTATTAAAGAAAATACCTAATGAGCATATCTGTGGAGTTGTGGAGTCAGCCTGTGAAAACGTGGGCAAGGTAATGACTTTAGGCTTAGGCAAATGGAACATCACTAAGAAAGTATGGAACTCTACTATAGAACCTTGGTTTATAGATTTAGTTGATAATACTATTGGTGCAGCTGTGAGAGGCTTCATCAAAGGTTTAAGAAGTGATAATAAGTAAAGTTGTTAGCAAAGTACTGCCTTTAGTTCTCAAAGGAGTTCTGAAGGCAGTTATGCCTGAGCTTGAGCCCCTCAAGAAATACGTTTATCAAGATAATGAGCTTGATAAAAAATGTGAAGATTTCGAGAAAAGAATTAGAAGACTAGAGGGTACTAAAATGCCTGGCCATAATAAATGGTATGAAGATTAATGGCTTCTAAAAGAAGACAAATATTAGAAAGGAAAAAGAATAGCATTACTAGTAATATTATTCCTGGGAATTATATTCTTGTCTTAGAAGATTATGATGGTGTTTCTGGTTCTGATGTATATGCTAGAGGAACTTCCCCTACGAAAAAAGAGTCCTCAAAGATACCAATAAAGATATCTGAAGATTTTTTAATGTCCACAGGAGATATTATAAGTAAAGGAACTTTATCTACATATAAAGGAACTATAAGTCATTATCCAGAATTTGGGAATGATATTGCCCCCAAAGATTATGTTGATGATTGGTTTAGAATGGATACTGGTGGAGTTAGGGCAGAAAATAACACTATCACTCATCTAGCTAATACATATTATTTAAAAAGCACTAATGATGATTACTTTGTAAATATAAATGCAAATGCACATGCTTTTATATTAACTGAGTCTACTAGCAACACTTCAATCCCCTTGTCTGGAGACCCATATGATGGAACTATGTTTGCAGTGGCAGATATGCTAGGCAGGGCTAAAGTTTTTATATATGATAGTGATGATGCTAGTAAAAAATTGACTCTATATAATTATTATGGAGTAAGCTATTTCCAGTCTTCTGGATCACTTCAGTTTGAAGCTGGAGGCAGTGGTAATTATCAATTTAAGACTGAAGATGGAGCAGATTTTATTCTATTTTACAATAATACTGCTAATTGCTTTAAAGCAACAGTAGAGGCAGATGGAGTTACTACTCTAGCAACTAGTGATGGCAACACTGACCCTGCTGATCATAATGCGAACCTCACTTTAGATGCAGATGGAGATATAACTTTAGATGCAGCAACTGGAAACATTTACGTTAAAGATGATGGGGGGAATTATACTCCAGGTTCAGACTATGAGATAGCAACAAAAAAATATGTAGACGATAACGCAGGTGGAGGGAGTACCACATTAAAACATTTTTTAGATTGGCACTATATGGGTGCAAATTTAGCCTCAACAAATACATTCTATGCAAACTCTCATATTGACGATTATGGTGTATCTAGCACAATAAATACTGGTATAACAGATTATACAGATACAGCTGGAACAGATTACTGGAGAGTATTTAGGTATGCCAGAAGAATACCATATTCAGGGACACTAACAAAAGTGCATACTCACGTTGAGTCAACTGGAGCATCTGCAGATAGCGATATAGAAATTGGACTTTGGCAGGTTACAAAGCCTACCCTAGATACAGAACACGCTTCTACTAGTAATCCAGTAATAGATAATTTATGTAAAATTGATTTTGATTTTAGCTCAGCTTCTAGATTGATGTTTAAAGAAAGCACATCTTTCGAGGCTACTAGTATAACAGAAGGTAATTGGCTATTTGTTACGATGAGAAGAACTAGTGGGACAGATGGAAGTAGTTTTAATTGTCATACTACAGTTCTATATGATGGAAGCTAGGTTTATAAAATTGCCTATGAAAAAGCAGTTTACTATATTAAATTAACTATACAGAAAAGGAACAAAAATGGCTAAATTAAAAACCAATACTATCGCCTCATCTTATAAAAACCTTGTAACTATAGACAATACTATAGGCTCAGGTTTTGATGGCACAGCGAGAAAGTTACAGGATGGAGCTGGTAGTAACGTAGCTATTGGGCTAGGTACTGATATTGTTGAAGTCCAAGGGGATGCAAACTCTACAAGTTTATTTAAGGTTAATAATATTGCTGGTCAAAATGTATTAAGAGCTGATAGCGTTAATAATGAAGTTAAATTAGGTACTGACTTAGTATTTGCTATGACATCTCAAGAAGTTTTTTATTGGGAAAGTAATCATGATGATGTAGCTGCTAACACTTGGTACAATATGTTTCATAGTTGCCAACCAGGAGTTCTAGGAGGATCAGAGGTTCATCAAAATCTAGGGATATCGCTAGGTACTGGATCAGAACCCTCTACTACTATCACTAATAGCACAGCTAGTAATAGTGACCATGTGGGCAACTACTTTAGTATGTATTTTTGGAGATTATTTAATAAAATCAGAATAGATAGCGTTCATTTTGATTATATGATTAGACATGAGGGGGCAGCAGCAAGTAGCCCTGTTGTGGAAATTAGGTTATACGAATATACTAATAGTGATGGATATTCTGGGTCTTCAGGTAATTTTGCAAGTGGGACTAAGTTAGCATCTCATAGTAGTACTCTAACTTGCACGTCTGCACATAAATCAGAGACATTAACTATTGACCTAAGTCAAATAGATACTCCTGCCAACAAGGTAGTAGTTCCAACTGTTAGGCTCACTACTGTGGGCGATTATGATATGATATGTAAATTATATGTGAATTATCACTTATATTAATTTAAAAATGGTTTAAAGGAGAAGCTATGGCTAACAAACCTTATTATGGAAAATTTAACACTAGCATAACATTGAAATATGATGGTGGGACTAAAACAGTAAGTAGAAAAGGCGACTACAAAGAAATGTTTCAAACAGAAATGGAAGTAGATAATGATGATGCATTTCATCAAATAGTTAATATCGCTGCTGCTGGTCATGGAGTACCTAAGGGAGTTAATGCTAATACTTATAGTGATTTCAATGCTTTGTTAATAGAAAATTTAGGAGAAACAGCTGTTGAAATTGCCTATAGCACTGGAAGGTTTACAGATAACTCTGGAGCTGCTGACACTTATGATGAGAATATTTCATTAACTACATTTATTCCTGCTGGATCGTATACATATGTAGACAATCCTAGAATTATAAATTATGAACATGATTTAAGTAGTGGAAACCTTTCATCTTCTATGAACGCAGAAAGTTTTAATACAGCTTCATTTGACCCAACACATTTAACTGATTCTGGGTGTACCTTAGATGCAAGTGTTACTGCAGCTTATACTGATACAAGTTGGACAGTGAATGACTCTGATTTGGTTTCAGTAGGAGACATAATTGCATTAAGTCCTATGGGTAAGGGAATGAATGCAGTTTCAGGGGCACATACATTTGAAGTTGTTAAAGTTTTATCTATAACAAATGCTACAACTATAGAGGTTGAAAGAGGATTGTATGGATTAACACCCTGTACACATGACCATAGCGATAGTGACCAAGAAAAACTATACTTTTGGGGAATAAATGAATATGTACCACCAGCATTTGTAACATCAGATGATATAACTGCAACTGCTTCAACTGCGACAGATACAGGTGGTGCTATGGCTACTATAGTTACTGCTGGAGATATTAATTGGATAGATAAGGGTTTTATCCCAGGAATGTTTGTGTCAATTGTTGGAGGCTCAACAGATTGGAATGATGATTGTGGATTAATAACTGAAGTCACTTCCACTACGTTAACTGTGCATAGATGGGCTGGTACTATAGAGGAAAAGACAGCAGGCTCAGGTTGGGATGCAATTACAGGTTATTGGTGTGGGACTGACAAGAATGGGAGATATAAAAACAATACATTCGTAGGTGGCTCTGCTAGAA